TACCTTCTTTATCTTTTTCAGATATTAAAATTTTTCCTGATAATTTAGGATTTCTACTCCCTGCTATAATTGAATCATTTAAAACATCAAAATTAAGATATCTCTTATCTCCATCTGCTGTCAATTTAGCTAAAGATGTTACTTTGGATGCAAAAATAGTTTTTAATTTACCTGTTAAAGCAATTTCTGCCCCTACAACTTCTTCTCTTTGATTATCTCTAATCAATTTATCACTTACATGGGCTGCAAAAATTCTGTAGGGCGAGATTTGTTTAAACATTTCAATTTGTTGCATAAACCATTCTCTTGTCCAACGATAACCTCCTCCTTCTTTCAAGAAGTTTTCTACTAAAACAAAATCTTTATCTCCATATTTTAATTTTTCACCTCCTCTTCTGTTAAAAGTTTTACCCATGACACTATCCATGAATAAATAAGTACCCCCAATAGAAGCTAACATATCTAAATCAGATAAACCGTCTATAATTAAGTATTCGTATTTACCTTTGTTTTCTAACAATAAATTTCTAATTTTTACATAATTTCCATATGCTTCAGATAAAGTAGTATCCTGTGTTGGATAAATGCTCATTTTTCTAGCATCTATAAACTCATATCCTCCTTTTTCTAAATCAAACACAATTCCATTATATTTAGTAGTAAAACTTCCTAAAATAGTTCCTTTTCCCATCTTGGGAATGGAAATAATTACTAAATCTCTACTTTTTGTCTGTGTTGCAACTTCAACATCCTCTGGTAATTCAAACTTTCTTTCTTCTGTCATTTGTTATAATTTTCTACAAATATACTAATAATGTTAGACTTTTGATGTTAAAGAATCTTTATATAGTTTCTTTTATTTCTTCCATACCAAAGTAATACATCTTTTTCTTTAGTTACATCTATTCTTGGTCTGAATATTAGTTCTATAAATATTGCTATTAATATTGTTGTTATCATGTTAAAAAATATGATTTGTTTAAAACATTTTCTACAAGTGTAGGGTATTCTGACTCTGACATAGAGTTTCTTTTAGGGAGTTCCTTAAATTGACCACAAAAGCCGTTAAATGCTAAAGGAATTCTAAGGGAATCTTGTCCATAAGTAGATTTAAGAATTTGAATAGACCTAAAATAATTAGACCCATCACTTTTATCTATAAAATCTACTGGCTTGTAACCTGTTTTAGAGGATTGTCCATATTTAATAGGGTCAAATAAACTAAGTGCTAAATCACAAGCATCTCCTACATCTCCTGATTCTTTTACATCTTCTAACATTAGTTCATGTTCATTATCTTTTATTCTACTAACTGATGAAATACTTCTATTAACTTGAGCTACCCAAAAAGGAGAGCAGGATTCTAAATCTCTAAAACCTTGTACCATTTCTACTGTTTTATCAATCGCTTGTTTTTTGGAAGGAAGAACTTGAGTAGTTTTTATGAGATTACCATGATCTATTACAGGAATTACAATTTCATTGTCAGTATTTTTAATGTAGACTTTATATTCTTTTCCTTTTTTAATTATTTTATCATAAGTTCCTTTACTTTCTAAATGAGTTTTCATTACGGAATAAAATTCATTAGGAGATTTAGCTCCTTCATAAATAGTAACATAATCATTTAAAAGACAATCAATATACTCTTTTTGTTTCAACACTAAAGAATATTCTTCTTTAGTTAATTTTTCATCCCACCATCCTAATAACTTTGGTACAGGTATTTCTACACCTTCATTTCTAAAAATAGTAAAAGAAGCCCATTTAGCTATACGAAGTAATTTAGACCTCTCCATACTAAATAATTGAAAATCAGGCTTTAATTTATTTGTTGTAGGAGAAGACATATGAGAATCACAAGCATTTAAAATAATTGTATCCATCATTGAAGATTTTCCTGCACCACTCGTACTAAATAAAAGAGTTAAAATTCTTGGTCTTATATTAGCATATTTTCCTAATCTTTTTAATCCAATAGGAATAGCTTCATTTTTTCCTTGTATGCCTGAGTCTATTTCTTGTTGTAATAAATCAAACGTTGATTCCTGTAAATTCGTCTTGTTCATCTTGTTTTGTATCTGCATAGTTCTCATAATCTGTAGCAAAATTAGACATTCCATCTTTTAGAATATAATATCCTATAGTCTGAACATATTCAAATCTTGCTTTTACACATCTTTTAACATACGAAAGTAGTACTTCTTTTACTTTTTTTTCATCTTCTAAATTATACTTTTTAATAATTTTCTGTAAACGTAACTTTAAATCACTTCCTGTAGGAATAAAACCATATTTACCTTGAAGCATTTTTTGTTTTTTTCCTGTTAAATTAACTAATTCATCTTGAAGAGATTTATGTAATTGACTGTAAAAATCACTTTTTTCTTCAAATTGATTTAGTTCATCCAATAGTTGCTTACCTTTTAGAGTTAATTTATTGTTATTAGATATGTATTCATTTTCTTTTAAATGAAATATCTGAGAACTGAACTTTGTATCTTCTAAAAAATTTTCAAAAGTATTTTCTTTTACATGTTCTAAAATTAAATAGTCCAATATTGTAATTGGACTATTTAATATCTTGCTTATAAGTTCATATTTCATTAGTAATAAATTTGTCCAGCAATTTCTGTTTTTCTTTTAAAAAATATTAAATGTTCATAAAACTTCAAATTTTCATCATCATTTCTTTCAGGAGAATAACTAAAAGAACCTCTATTATAAGTTTCACATTTAATATGATGTACATGAGGAAACTCCCAACCACCACCTTCTGCTGCAAATTGACAACCTTTTAATTCTTTTTCAAGCTTAGTTATAAATTCGGCTCTATAATAATTGCCACTACTTTTAACAATAACCCATCTTTTTTTATCCATATTAACCCAACCTAATACTTCAGCATTTGAATTTTTAGGAATTCCTATGTAATCCATTTGTAGAATTTTAGATTTGGTTAACTTAGTTGTTTTTACTTCAATGTTCATTCTCTAATATTTTTCCATTTTTCTTGTTTTATTATTAATATGAATTAATAATTGTGATTTTGTATTTTCTACCTGTGTTTTCAGATATTATAGTAAAAATGTTTTTATTTTTATCCAAATTATCATACAATTGACGAATTAGATTATCTTCATTTAGTATTTCTCTAGCTAAAGGTGAAATAAGTTTAGTTTCTGTTCTGCCTAAAATAATATTTAAAAGTTTCATATATCAAGTTTTCTTTGTGTTTTACCGTACCAAAAAAATGTAATTATTGCTAAAATAAACATACTTATATCAAACCAGTTACATTTAGTCTCCATAAACAAATTCGTTACAACAAATCCATTTATGTATATTGGTAAATCTTTTATTAATTGATTTCTCATATATCAAGTTTTAAGTTTGAGATGTATTCTTCTTTATCAAAAGTAGATTCAAATTCTACTCTACTTATTTTATCGGTATTGTAAAATAGAGTCATATTTGTTCCAAATTCTTGACCTGCATCAAAAGCCTTTTCAATTTCAGGAATTAAAGAAGTTGATTGAGATAGGATTTGTTTAACAACTTTTATCATTGAATTATATCTATAATAATCTTCAGTTCTATTTGGATTAAAAGAATATTCATCTCTTTGTTTTTCCATTTCTTCTATTTTTCTTAGAAGTTTAGATTTATTGATGATTACATATTCATCTTTATTCATTGTATTAGATTTTTTAAAGTGTATTCAATTGCAGCTTCATAGGCTTCTGTTGGTGAGTTAAAATAAAGCAGTCTTGTATTATGAAAAACACACTTATATGTAAACGACCATACTTCAGGGTCAAATTCCATAAACGGTTTACCTAAATCGTCTTCTCCTTTATAAGGCATTAAATTAATCCAAATCCCATGTTTTTCATACAACCACATCACCACTTCTGCAATGGTTGGTGCTAGATAGTATCTCTTATGAAATCTACTTCTATCACATAAACGGTATACGCCTGTAAATAAATCTCCTCCGTTCTTTTTATCTATA